TCGGAGCTCAAAAGTAACAAGTCAATGGAGCAACAGATTCTTCAACTCATTGAAGAGGAGGTTTCTCGCCGAGTCGGACTCAGAATGTCCGTCGTGCTCAACTTTGTGGCTAAAACGTATCAGCTGCCCATCGAGCAACTCGTGAAAGACACGTCAGCAATAGAGTGTGTATTCTGTAAAGGAATTCTGAAGAGCAAGAAGCGCTGTCTCAAACAACCAACTGGAAACGGATATTGCGGGTTTCATCAATCGCAAGTCCCTCCGCCGCAAGTTAAACTCGTGGAGAGGGTCCCCGCGCCATGGGAAGTTTAGTTAGAGAATTTAATACCAAAATTGTTAATGAGCAAGTCGGAGCTTCTTCTGACTAGCATCTCTAAATTTTTTGATGTACCAGAGAATCGCGAAAAACTTCACGATATTCTGGGCCACCGCAAGGGCATTTCCCTTCGCAAACTCGAGTGGTTTGTGACCAATTACGCCAAGAACAATCACGTGACGTACACCACCCCGTCCGGGAAGGTGTTCACAGTCCACGTCGCCTACAAGTCGAGTCTGGACGGCTACAGTAAGAAGCTCTTTGATCCTTTTTGCCGTACTGAGCGCGTCGATTTCCAGGGGTTCACGACGACGTGCGCCCAACTCAACTTTCTGAGGTGGTGCATCCAGAACGGCATCGTCGAATACCTTAAACATAGGGAAGACGTGCAAAGCCTCCCTCAAACTCCAGAAGAGTGTAGCCATAGTAAAACATGTACAAATTGTATCCCTGAGATATCTGAGTTGCATAGCTTGGGTTGAAAACGAGTGTAAGCGTCGTCGTCTGTGAATTTAATTTTGAAAAATTGAGGTACCCACCCTGATTATACTCCTTGGGAGTGAGACCAAATGAATAAGTATAAATATTTTTAGAAGGAATTGAAATATAATGTTCCATGGGCTGCTTGAACGTGTAGTACAGCGACCCCTGGAACGTGCTCAGAATATCTATGTTGTTTAGTGTGATTTTAGCAGTGTCAATGACGTCCACGTAATTAGACAAACCAGATGGAAAGTTCAACTGAACGCCAGTTTGGATATATTGAGTGGTATACCCGTAGTTGTAGCGTGAATCTGAATAAAGACCCGATGTAACATCCTCGTAATTTTTGTTTCTAAAGAACCACGCGATGGTTTGCACGGGGAAGGAGGCGGTGAGCTGGAGTTGCGGATTTCCTGCAGAAAATGTAAGCGTAGACTCTTTCTTGACTCGGTTCACGATGTACTTGAGGGGTGTGTTGGTGTAGTACAGCTTTTCTGCATTTTCAAGTAAAATTTCTTCAGTCACGAGTTTTGGTAAAATAATGTCGGTGGTGTGTGGAGCCGCCACGTCGCACCACCACGTGTTGGGCTGGAATGTGAACCGCACGTACAATCTCTGGTTCCACATGGCACAAAGGGGAAAGTAGGGACGACGGAGGCGCTCGTCATCCTGCGCGTTGTGAGATTTTCGACGGCAAAAGAAGAATTCCAAAGGGATGATGTAATCAGTCTGCACCTGTGAGTTTACGTTAGAGCCGCCCACGGCTTGAAACATTCCCAGCTGTTCGTCGGCATCAAGGAACAACTGATCGCGGATGATGTACCAGTCGTCGTAGAGGGTCTCGATGACCGTCTCATTCACAAGAAGATCCACCTGCTTTATCAGAGCTCTGCCAATTTGGGGTGTGTATTTTAAACCTGGGCCTAGTGCAGGCATCGTCACCTTCAGGTACATGTTTGAGATGAGGTGTCCAAGCTCTGTAGGTCTGAGCTCCAACTGAATCGTCTGGTTCTGGTATGAAGGATTTGGAGGAGGAAATGGGATGACGCGTTGATACATGACGGAGTTGGTGTGTCTTTTGAAATCAGGATTCCACTGTGACTTTGTGAAATCTTCCAAGAGGAGGTGATCTTCTTGGGGTCCTATAGCGTTGAGCGCCGTCACTGAACCAGAACTGAACCCCCGTCCTTTAATGTCGTCATATGGTCCCTTCTCATCCTGTTGACATTTAAAGCCGGTGTTGAGATCACGAAGCGGAACAGTAGACGAGCCACCTCGTACATTTTGATTTATTTCAATCTGAAATTTTTGCAAACCAGAAGCTATGCTCTTATCAAAATTCGTAAACTTGGCGGCAACGAATGTACTCAGAAACCCTGGTTCTTTGGTCACACCCTTTGTGTACACGCGCTCGTTTGTGCTTTCAGGTATGCTCCCGTCAACTGGCGCTAGGATGGCAAACATTTCTCGTTTCGGCACGAGGGTTCCAGAAATCCATTTTTGAAAAGTCAAATCGGTATATGAAACGACGCGGCACGGGACGGAGAATCCACGGAGGTCTTCAACNGTCCACCCGACGCCAAAGCCTGCAGGAGGGTCGGCTGATAACGTGTAATTTATTACATTCTGAACAACATCATAATAACCCTCGATGACGCCCTTCCGTTTCATAGACGTGTAATCAATCTGACCAGGTGGATAAAGAGTTGCACCCGTGACAGCCTGATAAGGGGCTACGATCTGTTCTGTATCTGATTGAATGTTAAATGACCAAATGTAAGACTCTGATGTCGTGGCTGAAATAGCGACTACCCGAGATTGCATACTGAAATTGGTGTCCACTGGAGGCGTGACAACGAGCTGCCCTGAAAGACCTGTAATACCAGTGGCGACCCAATTGTCATTTATGGTGTCTCTGGTTGGATTACTGGTTGTGGCATAGAATGTCACATAATTGTTCCCTGTCAATAAATAGAACCCATTGATTTCAATCGGGTTCAAGACGACGTTTACACCTTGAACAGGTGGGGGGACTGGCGGCGGGACGAGCGGGACGACGAGTTTTTCGATTCCATTAAAATAATTCACAACATCCTTTTGAATTTTACGTTCAAAATTGAGAACATTCTCAAAAGCCTGGGGAGCCTTTTTGAAAAAGTCGAGCACAGGCGCCTGTGCTTTGCGCTCCAAGTCGAGCACATTGTCAAAGGCCTGTTTGGCCATCTCTAAATTTCACAGAGGTTATTTTTCCACATCTGCACCACAGTCAGCGCCTTGAGTCGCGCGTGTTCTTGGCGTTTAGTTGTACAGAGCGCCTCCAGCTTCACCACCTCCTCCTTTGTGTACTGATAGGTCTTGATGTCCATGAGCTTGGGCCACAGGTTCTCGTCGTACTTTTCCCGTCGCAGTTGCGCGTGAATCTGCTCCAAAGGCACGTTGAATACGTGCAACCGAGGGGTCACTGCAACGTCTCGGATGAACCTAGCCTTCTCTGAGAGCCATCCAATTTCAGACTCCAATTGCTTGAGTTGCCACGCCTTGCGCTTCTTGTACGTGCTCAAACGAACCTCCAGATAGTCTACGAGAATCTCCTCTGGGCTATTGTACTTCTTGACCGCCCCATTTGGAGCTATCAGATGCATGTTGGAGGTGTGTATCGTCTTGGTCAGCCCAAGCTCCCGCGCGGCGTCTTGCAATCCGTCGCCACCCCAGATCCGAAAGTCAGGCGTGGTCTCTGTCGAGTGATTCTCAAACTTCTGGATGGTGCCCTTCTCAACCAGGTCATCGAGGTGCTCCTTGAAGTCCTGGATCCACCGACCAGGCGGCAGCTCCGTCACGTGAANCTGAGACCCCTCTTTCACTACGATTCCCTCTAGGACCCAGGTGTGGTCCTTCGTCTTGGTCACCTTACCCTTGAATCCCTTGAAGTGTGGAACCATGGGAACCATCGCCACCTGATCAAGTGCGCAAATGATATTGTGCTTGATAATTGCCAGGTCGTATGGAGGGACATATGAGCTGAAGCCGGTCCCAATGCCTTCCGCACCATTCACCAGAATCATAGGCACGATGGGCGCGTAAAACTCCGGCTCCACCTGTTGTCCATCATCCGTCACGTATTTAAGAACGAAGTTGTCGGTCGGATCGAAGATCTTGCGCGTCTGTGGACTTAGGCGCGTGAAGATGTAACGAGAGGACGCCGCGTCCTTGCCACCCGCCAGGCGCGTTCCAAACTGCCCCGAGGGCTCGAGGAGATTGAGGTTATTGGCGCCCATGAAATTCTGAGCCAGGTTCACAATCGTGCCCTGCAGACTCGCCTCGCCGTGGTGGTATGCCGTATGCTCTGCGATGTATCCAGCCAACTGCGCCACCTTCATGTCCGCCGTCAGATTCTTCTTCAGACACGCGTAGATCACCTTGCGCTGCGACGGTTTCAAACCGTCCACCACGTGTGGAATCGAACGCTTGATGTCCTCGGCGCTAAAGTTGGCCAGGTCTCGGTATACAAAGTCGGTGACGGTGAGAGTCTTGATGTGGCCATACGGGATGCCTCGAGGCGGACTTGCCATGTGGGTTGTCAACCATACCTTGCGGTCGTCTGTCTGCGCCTTGGAGAAGGCCAAAGTCATGGACTCGTTGAGGGTCGGATCTGGGCCAAAGGCTACAGTCAATTGTTCAATCTTCTGGAAATACTCTTTGGCTTCGGCCGATGTGGAGGTGCCAAGACCCTTGTAGTACTTCACGGAAGTTCCCGAAGGGAACTTGCTGNCCCCGGGGCCTCCGGCCGAAGTCTCTTGCAGAGACTGTCTATACTCCTCCTCCGTAAAGTACCACGTCTTACCAGCCTTGATGACGGGTGTGACCATCGAGACTACAAAGCCTTGCTCGATCAGTTTTGGCCAATACACATGGAACATGTTGAGCACCAGTCCCTTGATGTGGGATCCGTCCAGGTCCGCATCGGTCATGATCATCAGACGGCCGTACCGCAATTCTCTCACTGAATTATATACTTTGCCATGCTGGAGCCCGAGGATTTTCTTCAAGTTGGAAAATTCTTCATTTTCCGTCACTTGTTTCACCGTGGCATCCCGAACGTTTCGCGGCTTTCCTCTGAGCGGAAACACCCCGAACGCGTTGCGTCCAACAACACTCAGCCCAGCAATGGCAAGAGCTTTCGCAGAGTCGCCCTCAGTGATAATAAGAGTACAATCATGCGAACGATGCGTACCGGCCCAGTTGGCGTCGTCCAGCTTCGGAACGCCGGTAATGCGCGACTTTTTGGCCCCATCTGTCTTCTTGAGCTCTTTGCCAACTTTGGCGAGGCCGAGAGCAACAAGGTCGTCGAGTACTCCAGTTGCCAAGACATCCTTGATGAATTTTGGTTTCAAATCAATGGCATCTATAATCTTTGAAGTACATTCAGATTTGGTTTGGCTTGAGAAAGTGGGGTTGATCACCACGGCCCGTACAAACACAAACAGGGACGCCTTGATTTGAGCAGGTTTGAGGGTCATACACCGCTTGTCAGCCGCGATGGCGTCTATGAGCGCCTTTACCACCTTGTCAACGTGCGATCCTCCCTTGGTCGTAGAGATACCATTGACCCATGAACATTGTTGGAAACCGCCACTGGTCGAGTGAGCCACGACCACCTCGAAGTTCTCGGTGTGCATCTTGGCGATAGGACCGTTTCCGATGTGCATCTGGGCATACTCCTCGAGGCTCGGCACC